GGTAATAATTATCTTATTCGTAGATGCATGAAACCCAACGTGTTTGAAATCTTTAAAGATGGTGAGATGCTTAATCAGAATGCTGCCAAAAAAGATTATCAGCAACACTTGGAAGAAAATATACTCGGCATTAATTATAAATCTTTTAATCAGATTGTAGTATTAGGTTCAGCTACCTATGTTCCGTTTATGGAATTAAGAGTTGGTCAGCGAAGAGAAATCATTGAGGACCTATTAGACATTCAAGTATTCAGTGTAATGAATCTATTGGCCAAAGATAAAATCAATGAAAACAAGGCTGCAATTAATGATACGAAATACAACATTGAATTAGTGGAAACTAAAATATCCTCAGCCGAGGAAAATAATAATGAGATCCGTAAGATTAAAGAGACTCAAGTAGATCAAATACGTGATAAGATGTCTGGTCATATTGACGAAATCGAATCAAGGAATAGTACCATTGATACTCAAGATGAGATTATGAAAGCACTCTATGATGATATATCTGATAAGGCTGATGAGAAACAAAAGTTTGCAGATGCAACTCAACACAGAAATGAACTTGACAGAAGTCGTGTACAGCTTGAAAAGGAACTATCCTTCTATGAACATAATGATGATTGTCCAACATGTAAACAGGGTATTGCTCACGACTTTAAATCAGGACAAGTTAATGAAAAGCTTGACATAAAGGCTGGTATCGAACAAGGTCTAGTCTCTGCTGCAGAAACAATTAAAACTCACCAAGACCGACTCGGTTCTATTTCAAAGGTTGAGGAACAAATTCAATCAGTTAACTTCAAGATATCTGAAATCAGAGCTGAAATCAAAATGTCAAAGAACGCCCTTGTTTCTTATAAAAAGGAACTGGAAGGTGCTCAACGTGAAGTCGAAGAAGTAGATACATCTAAACTTCAGAGTTTACAAGAAGATCTATCCAAACAAAATGACATCCATCAAGCCTTTGTAGAGGACCGTGAAATATTAAGTGTTGTACATACAATTCTTAAGGATGGTGGAATTAAGGCTAGAATTATCAGCCAATATATTCCAGTGATGAATAAACTGATCAACAAGTATCTTGCTGCATTTGACCTATTCGTTGACTTTCATCTTGATGAAGAGTTTAATGAGGTTATTCGTTCAAGGTTTAGAGATAACTTTACATATGCCTCATTCAGTGAAGGCGAAAAACTTAGAATTACACTTTCAATTATGCTGGCATGGCGTGCAGTTGCCAAACTCAGAAACTCTGTTTCAACCAACCTATTGATCCTAGATGAGACTCTTGATGGTGCGTTAGACAGTGTTGGTATTGAGAGCCTTATTGAAACACTACACGGACTTAACTCTGATGATAATATCTTTGTTATCAGTCACAGAGGAGACCAATTTGCAGAGAAATTTGATGGAAGCATCACGTTCGGCAAGGTTAAAAACTTCTCCGAAATTATCGGTTGACATATCGCTCCAGGTATGTTATAATGGTACCTACATTATGAGACACTATCTATGACATCGTTCTATACTTCCGTTGAAAGATACGGCAACAATATCTTGTGGCGCGGCTATGAAAATGGCAAGCGCTTTTCTTACAAAGTTCCATTCAGACCTACATTATATGTACACACACCAAAATCTGGAGCAGAAGGTTATACGTCCTTAACTGGCCAATATAAACTCTCTCCTCATAAATTTGGAGACATGCGAGAGGCTAAGGATTTCATCGAAGAGTACAAAGGTATTCCAAACATGAGAATCTTCGGCAATACCAATTATACTACTCAGTTCATACAAGAAAAATATCCAGGCAAGATTGAATTTGACATTAATCAGATCAACATTGCTTCGTTTGATATTGAGGTTGATATCAGTGACGGATATGCAGATATTAATCAGGCTGATAAAGAGATTACATCAATTGCTTATCACAGCTCACGTAGTGCAAAATATACATTGCTTGGTCGTAAGGATTATGATAAAACACAAACAGCTACTGGTATCGACCAAGACAATATTGATTTTATTAAATTTGAGACTGAAGAGGCTCTGCTTAGATATTTTGTAAAATTGTGGTCCTCGGATTATCCGGATATCGTAACTGGTTGGAACGTCGAATACTTTGACATTCAATATATCGTGACTCGTATCATTCGGCTACTTGGTGAAGATGTTGCAAAACAATTATCACCTTGGAAACATATCAAACAACGCTCATCAGAAATCTTTAATAAGGTCCAATCAACGTATCGTATCTCTGGTATGACCATTGTCGATTACATGGACGCATTCAAAAAGTTTGGTTACAAATATGGTCCACAAGAATCATATAAACTCGATCATATTGGCTATTCAGTTCTTGGCAAAAAGAAATTAGACTATTCTGATTATGGTGGCTTGACCGAACTCTATGAACAAAATCCACAACTCTATCTAGATTATAACCTTCGTGACACTCAGCTGATTGAGGAACTCGAGGACGAAACAAGTTTATTACAATTGGTAATGACTGTTGCTTATGGTGGCGGTGTTGATTATAAAGACGCATTCGGAACTGTAGGCATTTGGGAATCTACAATATATCGTAGACTGATTGCAGACAAAATTGTTCCTCCTATTAAAGGTGGCCCTGGTGCTAATCTTGGTGCGCTGGTTGGTGGTTATGTTAAAGATCCAGAACAAGGCATGCATCCTTGGGTAGTTTCTTTTGACTTGAACTCCCTATATCCGCATCTGATGTTACAATTTAACATGTCACCAGAAACCTGGATTGACGACAGACGTGAATATGTTACTCAGGATATGGTTCTGACAGATGATTATGTAAATGATGATCCATCAGTTTCAGTTGCTGCCAATGGCGTATGCTTTACTAATAAAAATGTTGGTATCATTCCAGAAATTATTGACGAATACTACAATAATCGTTCTGTAATTAAAAAGCAAATGATTGCAGTTGAACAACAGCTTGAGATTGAGACTGATGTAAGAGAAGTCAAAAGGCTCAAACGAGAGGTCAACCAATTACACAACTCTCAGATGTCTATTAAAATTGCCATGAACAGTCTATACGGCGCAACGGCAAACAAATATTTCCTCTATTATATTTCAGAAATGGCAGAGGCTATTACTACATCTGGTCAATTGGCAATCCGATATGCTCAGAAATCTGTTAACAATTATATGAATAAGGTCCTAGGCACAAAAGATAAAGACTATATTATATACATTGACACAGACTCAATTTATGTTAACTTTGGTGACCTCATTCAAGAAGTGTTTGGTACAAAAGAGATTGACAGAAAACAAGGTGAAGAGTTCCTGGATAAAATTTGTTCTACCAAAATCGAACAAGTGATTGAAAATGGCTATTTGGAACTCCAGCGACAGATGGGCGCATATCGCAATGCGATGGTGATGAAACGTGAAAAGATTACCGACAGAGCAATCTTTGTGGCCAAAAAGAGATATATTCTCAATGTGCTTAACTCAGAAGGTGTTCATTATGAAAAGCCAAAAATCAGTGTGACTGGTTTGGAAAGTGTTCGTTCATCAACACCAGAAGTCTGTAGAGAAAAAATGAGGTCCGTGTTTAATGTAATCATGAATGGCACCGAATCCGATGTACAGATCTATATTAAAGAGTTTAAGGACGAATTTAAATCATTACCAGTAGAGGCTATTGCTAAAACATCTGGAACTGACGACATTGAGAAATACAAACATCCCGTAACATTATTCAGAAAAGGTTGCCCGATACACGTCCGAGGTTCTATTGTTTATAATCATCATTTGGCTCAGAACAAATTGGCCAAAAGATATCCATCAATACAATCTGGTGATAAGGTCAAGCTCGTCTATATGAAAGTGCCTAATCCGATACAACAAAATGTTATCAGTTTCCCAGGCGTATTGCCGAAGGAAATGGAACTTACTAAATATATTGACTACGATACACAATTCAATAAGGTTTTTCTTACCCCGATCCAAGGCATACTTGATTCCCTAGGTTGGTCGTCAGAAAGGATAGATACGATTGAGGATTTCTTTACATAATGATTAACCAAGTAGCTATTATAACAAATTTTAGAACTGGAAGTACATCTTTTACTCTCCTAAAATCAGAACAATATAAGCTCCCATATAAAGCTGAATTGTTTGCACATAATAAGCCCGAGCCACTAGGTCGTGCCAAAGCAAAATACCAAATTCAGTTAAATTATAAAGACTTACCAACAGAAGAAAAAGAATGGTTACAGAGTGAGGAATTTTTCCTCCAACAGCTAGAGGCTGGCCATGCTTGTGTCTTTAAGGTAATGCCCAACCAAGTCTCGTCCGATGAAGCCATGGACCGAATACTAAATAAAGTAGATAAAATCTATTATCTCTATCGCAGGGATTTCCTAGCTCAAGTAAAGAGTTGGATTGCTGTAAGACAGATAGGAGATTTTGGTGGAACTGGGTTTGTATCATATAAGAATGCTGTAGGTGTTGAGAAAATGAAACAACTACATTTGGCGAAACACGGCATTGGTGAAAAAGTAAAACACCATGTTGATATACAGAACGATTGGGAGAAAAACTACCATTTAAGGTCCGGTCCACTTACTGAAGGTCTCATAAAAAATTATGAAAATATGGCCGAGACAATGAAAAAGCATCCAGGTGAGCTTATTTGTATGGAAGATTACTTTAACGAGTCACACTATCCTGCATATAATAGAGAAGTTACCTGGGAAATTGAACCAAAGATCCCACCGGGATTTAATGTCGAAAAAACTTTAAAAAGTAGTTGACAAATACAAATAAACGTGTTATAATATACACACATTAGGAGAAATATATGAGCGAAATACAAATCGTAAGGCTTACAACTGGTGAAGAAGTTGTAGCAAAAGTAAAATATGACAAAGGATTCTATACCTTAACGGATGGTATTCTTTTGGTCCCAGCTGGTGAAGG